TGTCACTGATGTGGTGAAAACGGACGTGAACTACATCCGCCTCGCCGTTGATGAGATCAAACACGACGTGAAGGACGCGCAGCGTTGACAGCTCACGCCGCTCATGGCGCAAGGTTTGTTCACTGTCGGGTTCACCGTCGCAGAAGTACTCAGCATTCAGGCGAAAGCCAAAGAGATGCTCATGGAAGGCAAGACCCTCATGAGCTGGGGCGACAGCGGCTCCAACGCCACCAAGCAGTTTCCCATGACCGTGAAGGAGACACTGGAGGAATGCAGCCATGCGCTGCGAGTGCTCGCCCCAGCCACCTATGGACGTCGCCGCCGGATCACCACTTCATTCATTCATCATCTGCACCCATGAACGGTCTTCAACAATGGGCGACCCAATGGCTGCCACCAGCCCTGCTTCCAAAAGCCTGGTCTTCGGTCTATGAATCAGCCAACGCCTCACCTCGACGCGGCACGGTGCCAGGCCCTGCGCCTCGCGATGCCAAGCGTGATCTCACGCCTCAGATTCATCGCGAACTGGTGCGCCGATCTCGCTACCTCGCCAAGAACTCAGGCTTCGTGCGCGAGATGGTCAACAACATGGCGATCTATTCCACGGGGGACGGCATTCGCCCGCAAGCGCAGTCAGACGACGTGAGCTGGAATCGCCAGGCAGAAGCTTACTTCCGTGCCTGGTCCACTCGCTGTGAAATCACTGGGCGGTTCAGCTTTGAAGAAGTTCAATCGCTGGTCTGCCGAGGCATGGACGTGGACGGCGAATATTTCATCCATCTCACGCGCAGCCGCCTTGGCATTGCAGCGCTGCAATTGATTGAATCGCACCGCATCGGTGAGGGCAACACTTCCATGCAGTCGTTCCATGGCATCACACTGGACGCTTGGGGCGCACCGATCTCCTATTGTGTGCTTGAGGATCAATCCGCACGCGAACTACCCGCCCAGAGCGTGCTGCATGTGTTTGAACCGGAGCAGGCAACCTCTGTGCGCAATGCGCCGACCATTCAGCATTCGATCAATCACATCCTGGATGAGATGGAACTGCTCGCCTTGGAGAAGCACGCCGTGAAGGACAACTGTGACGTGACCCGCGTGCTCAAAACCGAGACGGGTGAACTCGGTGACGATTCCGATTTCGCCATTGAAGGTGGGCAGGCTGAACAAGCTGAAGCCAGTGATCCCACAAGCCTGCAACGCATCACCGGTGGCAAACTTGTGGCACTCAAAACCAATGAGTCGCTCGACTCGTTTGAATCAAAACGCCCGTCACCCACATTCACTGGGTTCCTGGAACATCTTCGCCGGGATGCCGCGCTCGGCGTTCTTCCGTATGAGTTCGCGGCGGATTCGTCGAAGGTAGGCGGTGCAGGCGTGCGCCTGGTGGTGGCCAAAGCCGACCGGCGTTTTTCGTATCGGCAGATGATCCTCATCCAACGCTTCATCAAGCCGGTGTGGTTCTATGTGATCGGTGATGCCATTGATCGTGGCGAACTGCCCGCCGTCCAGGGATGGTGGAAAATCAGTTGTGTATGCCCTCGCAAGCTCAGTGTCGATGCAGGCCGTGAAGCGCAGCAAAACCGCTCGGATGTGGAGATGGGGCTCAAGACAATCAGTGATCACTATGAAGAACTCGGCGCTGACTTTGGTGAGGAATTGGAGCGTCGTGCCCGCGATGCGAAGATGATTCTCGAAACGGCCACCAAATACGGCGTGCCATTGGAGATGCTGTGGAAGCCGAGTGGAGGCGCTTTGATTCAACCGCCCGTTGTTGACACTCCCGCCGGAGCGTGACCGCGCTCGATTCTCTTCTCTCTCGCCAGCCCTGGCTCATCACCACCGATGCCATGCAAGGCATGGTGGCCCAGGCTGCTGCGTTCTTTGATGCCCGCATTCAACTGCCTGAGCCCACGCGCAACGCGTTGCTCTCCGTGGTGGACGGTGTTGGCATCATTGATCTGCATGGACCTCTCATGCGCCAGCCGGACCTGATCTCCTCGCTGCTCTTTGGCGCGACTGACATGGACCTGGTGACCGCCGCGATTGCTGAGGCTGTTGCCCGCGACGATGTGAAGTCCGTTCTGTTGGACATCAACTCGCCAGGTGGAACGGTGAATGGCACACCCGAACTGGCGCAGGCCGTGGCCGATGCCGCAAAGCTCAAGACCACCTATGCGTTCAGCGCCGGGCAGATGTGCAGCGCGGCCTACTGGATCGCCTCGCAGTGTGACGCCATCTATGCCACGCCCAGTGCTCGTGTTGGTTCCATCGGCGTGATGCTGCCGTTCATCGACAGCACCGAGAAGTTTCGCAGCCAAGGCTTGAAGGTGGAAGTGTTTGCCGCTGGAAAGTTCAAGGGCATGGCAACACCGGGCGTGCCGCTCAGCGAAGAACAGCGAGCGCTGATTCAATCCGACATTGAGGAAATCGCCACTGACTTCAAAACCGCCGTGCTCGCGCGTGGCCGCAAGATTCCAGACACCGCGATGGAAGGCCAAAGCTTCAGCGCACGCAACGCCCAGCGCCTCAACCTGGCCGGCATGGTCAAGAGCCGTGACGAGGTGATTGCCCGTCTGCGCTCAATGCACACGGCCCGAGTTGACACGCCATCCCGGACATCCACTCCGATGAAAACTGCCGAAGAACAACTCAGCGAAGCGCTCGCGCGCATTCAAACCTTGGAAGCCGATGCCAAAGCCCGCGAGGGCTTGATGACTGACGCCTCCGCCCAAGTCGAAACCTTCAAAGCCACACTCCTTTCCAAGGAGCAGGAGCAGCAAGCTCTCCTGCAACAGACCTGCACCGAGCGTGACACGCTCAAGGGTCAACTCGTGGCTGTTCAGGCGGAGGTGGAGCGCTTCACCAAGCGCACTGGCGAACTCGATGTCCAGGTGCGTGATCTTCAGTCTCGCGAGCAGGATCTCGAAAAGCGTGCCGCCATCAAGGCCGCACAGATCGCCGCTGAAATGGGCACGCAGGTGCCTGCCAAGATCACTCCCGCTCGTGACACCAAACCCGCCACAGCCGCTGAGCAGTGGAACCGCCAGTTCACCAAAGCCTGATCCCTTTTTTAAAACCGCCAACTCTCCATCATCATTATGGTCCCCACTCTTCTCGACATCGCCAAGCTCGACGCCGGCATCGGCTACCCACTCATTGAGGAAGCCGTTAAACTCGCTCCCGAACTCGCGCTAGTTCCCGCCGATACCATTCTCGGCACCACGATGGAACTGACGGTGCGCTCTGGCCTGCCCACCGTGCGCTTTCGCAATGCCAACGAGGGTGTTGCACGCAGCAAGTCCAGCTATGAAACGCGCACTTTCCAGACGCACATCCTCGATCATCAGATCGCTGTGGATGCGCAGGTTGTTGATGGCGCACGCGACCGTGGCCGCTTGCTTGAAAACCATGCCTCCGGTGTGGTTGAAGCCTCGATGCAATACATCGGTTCGCAGTTCTATTACGGCACGGGCAACGACAGCAAAGGTTTTCCTGGTCTGCTTGCACAGGCCAAAACTGATGCCGCTCATGTGGTCGATGCAGGTGGCGCTGCCTCCAAGTCTTCCGTGTGGTTCCTGCGCCTGGGCCGTGAGTGCGTCGAGTTCCTCTTCGGCAACAACCAGACCATCCGCCTGCAAGACGTTTGGGATCTGGAAACCGTCTATGATACCGACGGCAATCCTTACAAGGCCTACACCAACTGGATGACAGGTCGCATCGGCATGCGTTTGGCGAACAAGAACTGCGCCGTGCGCGTCAAGAACGTCGAGGAAAACGGGGCGGGCAAAAAGATGCTCAACGACACCATCCTTTACTCGGCCTACGAGAAGTTCACCGATTTCGGTCTGGAGCCGACTCACATCTTCATGAATGGCCGCTCCCGCGAGCAGTTGCGCAACAGCCGCACGGCCACCACCGCCAACGGCACGCCTGCGCCACTGCCCACCGAATGGGAAGGCATCCCGATCATCCGCACGGCCTCCATCGCCAACGACGAGACGTGATCAAAACAACCCTCATCATTCATCATCCTTATGCACGCTCTCAAAGACGCTGAACTCATCCGCACGGTGGCCCTGCCTGCCGCTGCTGCCACGGCAACAACTGATTCATTCAACCTGATCCAGAAGCCACCGCACGAGTGTCACTTCGAGGTGGAACTCGAGCTCCCCGCGCTGCCTTCACTGGCTGACACCAAGAAGGCCACGGTCACGTTGGAGGACTCGGAAGACGACACCACGTTTGCCACCATTGCCGCCTTGGCTTCACTTGAAGTCATCGGAGCTGGCGGGGCAGGGGCCTCGACTATCACCCGCAAAGTGCGCCTGCCATCCGATGTGCGGCAATACATTCGGGCCAAGGTCGATGTGGAAGCTGATGGTGGTGACAACACCGCCAAATCACTCGCCATGGCGCTGGTGTTCTAAGCAGAAAGATTCTCGGGGCGTGGGCCTCGGGTTCGGGTGCAGCCCTCTTCGCCTTGTGCGGGGAGGGTTGTTTCGTTTTGACGAGACACGCGTGGCATGTCCATCCACGATGAAATCGCTGCCGACTTCGCTCAAATCCTCACGGAGTTCGGCAAAGTCATTTTTTACCAGGGACAGCCCACGCTGGCTTTGATCTCTGAGCCTATGC